TCAAGGTTTGTCAGATACTCATCAGCACTGCCAGCATTCAGGATATTTAACGACTCTGATATTCTTTGGCCGGACTGCTGCTGTCGCTGATTAACGCTTGATCTTGCAGCACCAGAGATTCCAGAATCAATGTTCATCGATGCTCTAAGAACTTCCCTGAATGCCTGATCAATGTCTGCTGGCAATGCATTCGGCCCAAGCATTCGATACTGCTCAACTGCCTCTCTTGGAGACATGCCTGCCGAGCGCAATGAGTTGGCTAACATCTCTGCGGCAATATCCGTTCTGACGCTTGTTAGGCTTTTTGCCATATTGTTAAAGTCGGTCAGGTTTGTGAATGCATTTGTTACGCCGCTGATTAACGGTAATGCACCGCCGCCACCAACAAGCGCACCAACAACGCCAGCGCCAGGCAGACCAGTCTCCTGACCTATTTCGCTACCAATCACCGCGCCAGTGGCTGCAATCGCCTCTTGTGCTGGAGTCGTACTTGCTAACGACCCAGCAACTCGCCTTCCTGTTCCAGCTATTTGAGGAACAAGCGGAGCAGTTTTTCGGTAAGCCTCTCTGACCAATCCTTGACCGCCAACAACAGCAGGTATTGCCTCGCCTATGCCAGAGACTATTTCCTGACTAAGACCGGGCTGCATGTACCCAGCCGGTGGAGCCAGTACGCCAACATCCTCAAGCGATCTTTGCAGTGATGGGATTTGTGCGCCAGTTGGTCTCAGAGCGTAATTTAGACCCTCAGTTATGAAGTCAACACCTTGCGTTACGCCTCGCGCAGCAGCGTTGCCAAACTCCATCACTGGCCGTGTGCCAGGTATGCTATACAAAGCACTGGTAACAGGGTTGGCCTCTAATGACTGTTGGAACTGCTGACCCCTTGTTTGCTGTGGAGACGCTTGTAAAATAGCCGCCCGCTGTTGCGCCGACAATTGAGCCAGGCCTTGTCCAGCTTGCACTCTTGGTTGTACTGATTCCAGTGCGCGTTTTTGTTCTGCAGTAAGCTCTGCCATTTACATTACCTCACTGAAATAAAGCACGTTGCTCTGGACTCATAGCTCGCCACGCTTCTGGAGTAACTTGATCTGAGTACTGTGGAGGAATTGGCGGTATATTTGTATCGCCTAGCGTTGTGCTTGTCATGTCAAACTGATCAAGTTCGCGTAAGGCCGTTTCAATCTCTCTTACTGTTGAGAAGTCTCCAGCCTCTTGCGCCCTATCAAGTGCTTTTTCTGCTGCCGTTCTAGCAATCTGCAAAGCCTCGCCCAAAAGCCGCATGTTTGTTTCTGTGCTTCTGCCAATAGATGCGGATATCCTTTCTAATCTTTCGCCTTCAGCAGCGGTAAACGCAGCACCAAATATTGGCCTGAGTTGTTGCAGAACGCTTGTTGCTAGTAGGTTTGATAACTCGCCTTCATCGCCAGATTCAACACCGAACAAACTACGCGCTCGTGTTGCTGCCGCCTCAAATCCACCTGTTTTAACATCGCCCAATAGACCTATGGCCGTAGTTAGTGTTCTGAATTGTGGAAGAGCATCAACACCGGCAGTTATGATTGCCTGCGCCCTTTCTGACATTGCACGACCGCCAGCAGTAGCAGCAGCAATGTCGCCCTGCTCAGTTACGCCAGATTCAACACCTCGCTGTATTGCATCTCTTGCAGCCTCGCCAGAGACTATGTTGCCAAGCTCATCAATAACCTGTCTCTGTCCTGTTCTGCTGTACTGGACGGCCACGCCATTTCTGTATCGCGTTATGCCAGGGCTTGATTCAAATCCAGCCTCAGCAGCCGGAGGAGACTGATACAGTATGTCGCCGGTTCGCTTGTCAACCAAATTGCCGTTAACAACAACACCTTCTGGCTGACTGACTTCAGGAGCTTGCAGTATGCCCATCGCCCGTCCAGCAGATGCCGCACCCGTTAACTCTGTTGCCAAGTTTCTCAAAGCTATTGGATCGCCAGCCTTTGCTGCCATTGCGTTTTCTAAGATACGCATGGTGTCTGATGGGTCAGCATCATCAAATGTCTGGAGTATCTCTAAACGGTCGTTAGCAAGGTTAATGATGCCGTCTAAGTCCTGCTGTTGCAGAAGCTGATAAGCCGCGCCAGCATCTTGATACATTGCTATTTGACGAGCCTGCAACTCCTCACGTTTACGCTGTGTCATCTGCTGTTCGCGTTGACGTATGCCTTGAGCATACTGCTGTGCTGTGCCGCCAAACGCAGCACCAATGCCGCCCAGCATGTCACCAATGTTGATAGCCATTATACCAAGCCCCCTAAGTAAACCATGCTGCGTGGGTTGTAAACACCTGACGGCATAGGTTGATTAAACTGCTGCTGTTGCTGCGGCATACTGTAACCAGAGCGCATTGGCCCGTAAGTATTAGGGTTCACATATGATGGAACGCTAGTTGATACCGGAGCTGGCGACTGCCTTTGCATCATGGCTTGGTTTGTCAGATCGTAGCCACCAGCAGCAGCGTTAAATGCGTTACCGTACATGCCTGCGTAGTCAAAGGGCTGTTGGTTATACAATGGCTGTCCTGATATCTGGTTGGCGGTATTCGTTGCCAGATCAGTCTGGAGGTTAGACATACTGCCGCCCAAGTTAATAGCATTCTGCTGTGCGCGTAATGCTGCTGCATTTTGCAGGTTAATCAGATCGGATGCCTGACCGCCAATTAAGTTTGACTGACTAGTTCCAAGATTCTGCAAGAGAGTAGATTGATTGCCGTACACATCTTGAATCTGGTTGGCAAGCAATTGACCGGCCATGCCTCGCTGCTGCGCTACATCTCGACCAGTACCGTACTGCAAGTCAGCAATACCCTCACCAGTTCTTTGGCTTAGGTTAGCCAAGTTTAGGCCAGCCTGACCCGCAAAGTTAGCCATGTTGCCACGCTGACCGGCAATGTTAGCCATTGTGTTCAGGGTTATGTCGCCCAATGCACCGCCTCGCTGAGTCTGCAAGCCTGACACCCCTTGAGCCTGCGTCCCGCGCTGTGCAGCAATGTTCTGCGCCGTGTTGATACCTATGTCGCCCAAAGCCCCAGCCCTGCCTGTAGCAAGCCCTGAGAGCGCCTGAGAGCCTTGCATACCCATGCCAGATAAGCCGCTGAGATTAGATATTTGCTGCTGCAAGCCTTGAGATGCCAGACCCTGACCAAAGCGTTGCAATTCTCGCTGTACGTTACCGCCACCCAGCCCACCAGTGGCCGCAGCACCAGCAAGGTTTCCTCTCATACCTTGGTCAAACAGGAACTGCTCGTAGGGTGATTCTTGTCTTGCTGTGTTAAAAGCGTCCTGACCCAAAGCACCTGACAACGCCAGTTGCTGCTGGAACGCCTGTGCGCCACCCTGCTGGAAGGGTTGAAAGTATCCTCTAGCCTCATCAAAGCCGGTGTTCACTTGTTGAGCCGCTTGATCTGCTGCTGCTCTCAAGTCATCAATGTTAATACCGTATAGACGGTTCAGAGTTTCAATGCCCTGATCAAAGCCTGTTCCAACCTGTTGACCAGCTAGAGTTCCAGCTTGCTGAAAGCCTTCAATGTTCTGGCCGAGCATTTGGTTAATGTTCTGCATGGCAGCGTTGATGTCGCCGCGTGAGGTTGTTTCTGCCCCTTGCAGTGTTGCCGTTGCATCTCGCAGACCCTGTCCAGCAGCCTCCTCAAAGCCAATCAAGCCGGTGGGAGTTTGTTCTACCTGCTGCTCACGAAATCGTCTGGTTACCTCGCTTAATGGCAGACCCAGAGCCTGTCCGACCTGCTGTGGCGTTACGCCAAACGCCTGCATGTTTGCATAGACTTCAGCGTCAGTAGCGTTAGGGTTATTTTGAAAGTAAGCCTGCAACTGCTCCTGCGTAACCTGACCACGCTGCGCTGTGTTAACAAGTTGATCTCTAAATCGGCGCATTGAGTCGCCAGAATCAAGACCCATTGTTTGGATTACTTGATCTGGTGATAGGTTGTTCTGTTGCATGTACTGGAATATTTGTTGATCAGTAGCGTTAGGGTTGCCCTGAAAGAACTCTTGAACCTGCTGCTGCTTGGCCTGCGGAGAGGTCTGCGCTGCAAACTCAGCCTGCACTTGCTGCGGAGTAAACCCTGTTAATCGAGCAACCTGTCCAACAGGCACATTGTTTTGCTCCATGAACCGAGCAATGGCACGATGCGCCTCAAACCCTGCGCCGCCAAACTGTGCGTAAGCTGTGTTAATTGCATCCTGAACTTGTTGGTCGGTCATAGCCATAATGCTTACTCTTGATTGTTTGCTTGTCGTTGTTAGCCATTAAAATACTGATCTTGCTCACGCATCATCCGCATCTGATCCATCTGATCCATCTGTGGCGCACCGCCTTGCATTCCACCTTGCATTGCACCTTGCATACCGCCACGCATTCCACCGCGCATACCACCACGCATACCGCCGCCCATACCGCCACCCATACCGCCTTGGCGCATAGGTCTTTGCTGGAACTGTTGAGCCGTTGGGTTCATCAGACCTTCAAGTGCTGATTGGTTAATCGGCAGTGATCTGGCCTGCATTGCTGCTGGCATTCTGCCACCTAGTATCGCAGCCCTCATTGCCGGTAGTGAGGCAAGGTTAGCCTCCTGTGCTGCAAGGTTGCCGCCCTCATAAGCCTGCATCTGCGGCATGAAGACATCACGGCGCATCATCATGGCTCGTTCCAGAGCCTCCTGATTAATACGATTAGCCTGACCAAAGCCACGCCGTTCGCTTTGCATTGCCTGTTCGTAGCCAGGTTGCAGGTTCACCAATGCGCGTTGCGTCTGAGCATCAGCTCGCTCATTAGCTTGCGTTGTGGCGCGTCTTTGTTCATCGCGGTTTCGCTTTGCACCATACAGGCTAGAGCCTGCACCTATTGCTGCGCTCACAATTGCTGCTTCTATGCCCATATCCACCTCTGTTTAACTTTACGGAATTTAAGTGACTCCAGCATCCTGACCAGCCCAACTCTATCATCTGGAGCTTTAGTCCACACTTGTGTGTAGCCAAGCCTTTTAAACCACTGTAAGCCGCTTTCTAGGGTTTCCCTTACGCCTGCCCTGTCACGGTACTTACATGCTATGTGAACCTCTACAGACTGTTTGCGGGTCTTTGCCAGCACCAGTAGTCGCTCATCCATCACTAGCATTATAAAACTATCTTTCACGTTGACCGGATAGTCGGATAACCATTTAACAACAGACGGGTCTTGAAGATACTCAAGAGCCTCATCCTCGCTGCATGTTCTTACACTAATATCCATCCCTGTGTCCTGTCACCGCCGATCTCAGATAACATCTTGCGATACTCAATTGCTCCAGCAGTGCCGGTAGAATCAATGTACAACTGGAACTGTCTGGCATCTACCACGCCCTCTGGCGATCCTGTTCCTACAATAGGAATGCTCAATGATGCTTCCAGTGTCCAAGTCCTAAACGCCTGAGCCATTTTACCAGAGTCATCAACAATAGGTTGACCGGCATTCAATAAAGGTGACTTCATTTCGTGCCGCCGATGATTTCTGCGTTGAGCTGTAGGATCACGGGTTTAACAGCGTCAGTCAAAGTGAACCTGAATATCTCAAAGCGCGACACCCTGCCGCACCTTCGCCATATTGCTCTTCGATTAAACTCGCCAACCTTGCCAATTGAGCGTGTGCGCGTATCAGCCCATGTCTTGCCGTCTCTGCTTCGCTCTAACGTGATCACAGGGTCTTCTACAGCATCATTCCCGACACCCGACTCAACTGTTAACTCTAGAGACGGAACAAAGATTGATTTCATGTTGTTTTGAAAGGGCTGGGTTGCCACTCGTCTGATCAGCGTGAAGCCGTACTCAGTGTAAACCAGTGGATCAATGCGACCGATTTTGCCGTCAACAAAGTCGCCACACAGAATCTGATTGTACGCCTTGCAGATGGCAGTGACTCGGCATCGACTCAGCTCACCCTCTAGCAGTGATCGTCTCTCATGCCAACGCTTGGAAGTGATGTCAAAGACCAGCGTTGTTGTTGGCAGAGTGAACCCGATAAAGTATGCACCGTTCTGTGAGTACGCCCACGCATAAATTGATTCAAGCTGTGCCTGAGTTAACTTCTGCAACAGGTTGTCTATTGGCGTACTGCTAATCTTTGCTGAATCATTGCCCGACAGCGCCCAAATTGATGGCCCTTCGTTCTCACCGCCGCCAACCCAAACAAAGGTATCCTGAGCGTTAATCAGTGAGTAGGGCGCATAAACACCCTTTTGCAGATACAAAC